ATTACCTTACTGTTCTGGTAACGAGTGAAGAACTCAACGTTAGGATTAATTCTACCGATAGCAGAATTTTGTGGATCAGTAACTGCAACAGATGAATCATTTGCATAAGTTGTAGAAACTAGAGGTAGTACACCACCTTCTACTGCTCTGATGAATGCTTTCTGTGGAGTTGTTCCTGCATTTGGTACGTCAAATATATGTGAAACGTTGGTCATAATACCAGCGTTGACTGTATTTGTTAACTCTGCACTGTAGTTGTGTAGATCATACTTGTCATCAAGAACGAATTGATAAAGATCAATCTCAACATCCTTGTCTATACTATCTGTCTCAGATGCATAGATGTAGATACCAGCAGCAGCATTTTCTTTGGATGTTGCAAGCATCAATCTAGTCTGATCACTACCATTGAATAGTGTTGTTGCACCATAGTTTTCTGGTTGTGTAACTCTGCCTGGTGCGATTACATAATATGTTCTGTTAGTTTCAAATCCATTTGGTAGTCTAACAAGACGCTTGTCAACATCAACATACTTACCAGTTACTTGATCGAAACGGGGTCTTGGAACTAATCTTACGGGAGTTCCAGTCTCAAAGTTATGTGGGTTTGAAGGACCTGTACCAGCAACGTCAATTGTGAATAGTGTTGCTCTAGATGATAACAGTGCAGTGTTGACTGTTTGTTCTTGTCTAGTGACTGTGCCAAGACCACTGTTAATAATAGTAGTGATGTTACCGACTAATGTTTCAATGGCGTTTGCTGTTCCTGCACACTCTCTACTTGATGGTGATGTGGTTGTATCAGCAATAACTTCAGGACCTTCTGACTCAGGACCTACAGTCACAGTTGTTGGTAATGTGTCTGCCCAGATACCATTTTCATATACAAAGTATAGATCAATTGTTGTGCTATTCTGTAGTGCGTTTACAGTCACACCCTCAGTCAATCTAGAACCATTGACACCAAGTTCAACTTGTGTGTTACTTACAATTCTCTTGACATATGTTCCTTGTGGTATTGTTGTGTAAACTGGAGTTGGACTGTTACCTAGTAAGCCAGGTGCATTGTCTCCATCACGATAAGATCCAGCAGTGTATTCAACAACACTCATACCTATGATAATACCACGAGTATCGTTAACATCTACAATTGCAGAACCAGAGTTAGTTGAACAATTATATGCTAGAACATCGAAGTTTCTCATGGCAGCAGTTGCCATCTGTCCAACGTAATCCCATGCGTCTAGTGTTTCTGTCTTCTCCCCATCAATGTATTCTAGATTGTTACCAACATAATATGCTTCACCAGCCTGTATACTGTTTAAGTTACCACCAAGTCTAAGGTCATTAACAACAGCATCAACGATGTATGTGACATCACGGAAACACTTGGATGCTTCGTTATTGATTGTAAAGTCACCTGTGTTGAGTACGGGTAGACCAGCAAGTGTCCCGTCAGTGATTGCGTCATTGAGAATATCAAATAGAACCTCAATAGAACTACGAACGTTAGCACAATCCCATTCACCATTGTTTAGTGGAGGTAGAGCATCTAAATTACCATCATTAATAGAGTTGCAAAGGATGTCAAGTAAAGCATTGACTGTTGCACAAACATCAGAGCAGTTACCATCCTGATATGTGGATGGTTGATACTTACCAGCAGATCTTGGATATGCATGTGATGTCTTGTTCTGATCTTTAGTACATGTAAAGATGAGTGACTCTTCCTTCAATTTAATTGATGTACCAGATGCTAGACTATGGTTACCTATAGTCAATGCAAGTTGTCCACTTGTTTGATCATATACAGCATTTGATACGTTATGCTCAACTAATGGTGATGTGCCAACGTTAATTGTAATACTATAAGTTGTAACAGCAGTTGGGTTTACATTCTGTCCCTGTACTGGGTCACTTGCTCTAGGATATGTCTTAGTAGTTCCATACTGATCCATTCCACATGAGAATGTGAGTGAGTTATCATCTAATGATAGTGAATCACCTGTAGTTACGCCATGAGCAAATCCAAAGTACATTACCAATAGTCCACTTGTTGCATCATATGTTGCGTTGGTTGGTGTTATTTGTGCACCGTTAACAACATTGACTGCACCAGTTGTAGCACTTACAAACTTATGATCATAGTTACCACCAGATATGACTGCACCTGACTGTGCAGCAACAAATGTATGGGCGTATTGTTCGCCCGCTGGTGATGCACCAACGTTAATTGTAATTGATGTTGCAGTTGCAGATAGTATGTTGAGTGCTGTGTTCCAACCAGGATCTGCACCATCAGCAGTTGTCCTTTGTATACCATTAAGATTACCAACGCCAGCATCAGTTCCGATTGCTCCGATGATGATGTCCATCAATGAGTCAACAGCAGCGACTGCTGAACCACACTTAGGTAATAGTTCCTCATCATCCCAGTCGTCTACGATTGTATTGTCAATGATTTGTGTTAGATCGTTACCAGCAGAAACAGTGACTGTTTCATTCTTGATAACTTGCATTGCAACATTCTTAACTTCTTGGAATACCTTTGCTACCTCGTCTCTTTCTACATCTTGAATGATCTGTGGATATGTCTTACCATTAAAGTCATTAGTGATGTAACCTTTAGCAATAGAATATGTCTTATAGTTACCACCAAACTTAACATCCCACATTACATCACGTAACACATCATAGATGTCATCTAAGCAATCTTGTGCTGTATTTCCTGTAGATGGTGTGTATGATGGATATGCTGCTCTCATTCTCTCATATGCTTCCTTAGCAATAAAGAGTTGATTAGATATAACCATGTCATGTGCATCACACTCAATGTCTCCAACAATAGGAGGATCACCAATAGTGTCAAGTGTAATGTTTAGATCACGATCATAGTATTGATTGTTCAATGCACGTTGCATCAAATCTTCTGCACGTTTGAATGCAGTAACTGATGGTGCAACCTCATTGTCAACACCGTTAGCAATGAGTTGGTTACCCTTGAAGTATTCCTTAGTTGCAGCGATAGTAAACTCGTTACCACCAAACCAAAGATCTTGTGCAACTGCCTCAACTACAATACCCAAGTCTCTACGACACTTAGCTTCGCCAGGTATCAGTGTGCCAGGATTGGCAGCGTTATTCCAGATACCACCTGTGATATTACCAGCAGCGATAGCATCGGTAACGATAGTTCCTAGTGTGTCAATAGCAGACTGTACATCTGAACATGCACTTGAACTTGTTCTGCTTGTAATTGCTGAGTTCTGTTTTCTAACTGCGTTTGCTGTTGCAGATACAAATGTGTGGGCGTAGTTACCACCAGCGATAACTGCTCCAGCTGTTGCTGATACAAATGTATGTGGATCAGTGTTTGTAGATGGAACAGTTGTTAATACTTGAAGTGTAATTGTAGTTCCAGTTACTGACTCAATGTTAATTGCAGTATTATAAAATGGGTCATTACCATTTGATCTAGGATATGATTTCTCTGCAGCAGCACCTGTAGCACCGTTATATCCACAACTGAATGTTAATGAGTTAGGTGCTAACTTAATAGATGTACCAGCAGTTAAATCATGAGCACCAATCTCAAGAACCATTAGTCCTGTGTTAGGATCATATGTTGTTCCTGTAGTTGGTGTGTATGTTACTAGAGGTGATGTACCTACGTTAACTTCAAATGTATCATTAGTTTTATTTGCAACAGTCAACCATGTGTTGAATGTTGGATCAGTTGGTCTTGGATATGTTTTGTTAGCAGTATTACCATCCATTGTACATGATAGTGTCAATGAATTTTCTAAGAACTTAATCTTATCTCCGTTAGCAAGTCCGTGACCTGTAATAGTTGTTACTAGAGTTCCAGTTGTTGCATCATATGTCACGTTAGTAGGAGTTCCTACGTCAGTAGTTGATCCAGCATAAGTAGATCCACCTTCTGTAACTGTTAGATCTTTGTAGTATAACTGGTTGGTGATTGCTTTCTTCATCTCACCAATAGCAGTATTATATGCAGTTATACTTTCTGACTCTTCACCCTGTAGACCATTTGGCAATGGTGTACTTGCATTGGTAAAGTATTGTTCTGTGTATTCTCTGGTATGTTTGTTACCTTCGTGATACATGTCAACGGAAATAGCATCAATGAAGTATCCTAAGTCACGAGCACACTTGACTTCGCCAGGTCCTCTACCAGTACCATAGTTAACTTCTATTGGCATGGTGCTAAGGTTACCATTAGCAAGAATTGTAGTAACAATACCTGTTAGTGTATCAGTTGCAGCTTGTACATCAGAACATAATGCTGATTGTGCATCAATCAATTCATTCTCAGTGTTACCACCAAAGTTGACTGCGTTAGATGTAGCACTCACAAATGTATGTGCATAGTTACCACCACTCTCAACTGCACCAGTGGTTGCAGATACAAATGTATGTGGATCAGTGTTTGTGGAAGGAACAGTTGTTAATACTTGGAGAGTAATTGTTGTAGCAGTTACTGACTGAATTGCAATTGAAGTATTGAAGAATGGGTCATTACCATTTGATCTAGGATATGCTTTCTCAGCAGCAGCACCAGTAGCACCACCAAATCCACAACTGAATACTAATGATTCCTCTTTTAACTTAACATTTGTACCAGCAGTCAAGTTATGAGCACCGATTTCAAGAACCATCAATCCTGTATTAGGATCATATGTTGTTCCTGTGGTTGGTGTGAACTCTACAATAGGTGATGCACCAACATTGACTGTAATAGTATCTGCTGTAGATGAAGTAATTTCGATATACTGTCCAGATACTGGGTCGGTTGTACGAGGATATGTGTGGTTGGTTGCATTGTTATCCATTGAACATGTAAATGTCAATGAGTTATCTGCAATCTTAATATAGTCTCCTGTACTTAAATCATGGTTGGCAATATCAAGAACCATATCACCAGTAGATGCAGTATATGCAGCACCATGTGGTGTGTAATCTCTAGATACCTGACCGTATGCTGAGCCAGGTGCATTGTCTGCAGTTCTATCAATCGCTCCTTGTGTACCATTGTCTTTGAAGTATAACTGGTTAGTTATTGCCTTCTTGATCATGTCACGAGCTTTATTGAAGTTCGTGTTGTATACTGCTGAGTTGAATGAGAACTCAGGTGTTGTATTATCAGTAAAGAACTCTGCTGCAAATCTATGTGAGTAAACATTACCCTTACAGAATAAGTCAAGTGCAACTGAGTCAACAAAGATACCAATATCTCTACGACATTTCTCTTCGCCAGGTCCTGAGATATATGATGTCTCTGAAGGAAGACCAGATAGATTACCAGCAGTAATTTGTGCAGTAACAATATCAGTCAAAGTAACGATAGCAGACTGTACATCATCGCATGCACCAGACTGGTTGTTAGGAATGTCTCCACCACCTCCACCATACTGTGCAGGACCTGGTGTAACACTAAGATCTTGTATACTCAACTGGTTAGCTACAGCAAGTTTCATGTAGTCTCTTGCTTTGTTGAATGCAAATACACTTTCTGCTTCTTCACCCTGTAGACCACCAATGATCCATGTAGTACCAGCAGCATTGAAATATTCTGAGATAAACTTACGTGCATACTTATTACCACCAACAAATAAGTCTAAACCTATTGCTTCTATGAAGATGTCTAGGTCACGCTTACATTTTGCTTCGTACTGTCCGTGGTTTGGATACTGTGCAAATGTATCATTCCATGCTGTGTTTACAATCTCTACTCTGTTCTGTACAATTAAACGATAACCGTCAGCATATCTCGAACGTGCATCTGTTGCTTGGTCACCAACAAAGTAATAGTCTGGATGTTGTACAGTTGTTTCTGCTAGTGCTGTGTCAACAATCTGATCTCTGTTCTTTGAAATCAAACGATATGCAGATGCGTATCTTGATCCTTCATCAGTCTGGTTGTCTCCATCAATATAGAAGTTAGGATGATCAACAGCAATCTGAGCAAGTGCCTTATCTCTAATCTCAGATGAGTTTCTTCTGATTAGACGGAATGCATCAGCAAGTCTTGACTGTGAGTTTGTCTGTGTATCAGTAGGATGATAGAAGTCAGGATGATATACAGATATCTCTGCGACTGCTGCATCAAGAATGAAATCTTTGTTAGCAACGATTCTGTTACGGGCGTCTTTATAACGGGATGCTGGATCTGCTTTAAGTGCTAAGTCAATAGTAACACCATTTGTTGTGTCACCATCTAGTTCTGCCTGTGAACCTGTCTTACCAACATTAATACCATATGGTGCAAGGTTACTGTTAGGATCAGGATCATATAAATCTGCTTTGTTTGGTAGTAAGTTAGCAATAGCAAGTTTACATAGATCTCTTGCTCTACGGAATGCGTAGGTTGCATAGTCCTCCTCACCAACTAGACCATTAGTTAGTGGGTTACCATCACCATCAAAGTATTCTCTTGTTGCTGCAATAACGTTTGCGTTACCACCATCTCTTAAATCTTCTGCAACAGCATCAACAACTAAACCAATATCTCTCTTGCACTTACCATCACCAATACCTTGAATCACTGCTGATCCATAAGTTCTGATCATGTCATCAAATGCTGTGTCAACAATATACTGTCTGTTTGCTGCAATCAAGTTACGAGCATCAAAGTATCTGTTACCAGCAGGATCTAAACCAGGATTAACATAAGGAATATTCTGAAGTCTAGGATATTTTTCTAGAATATATCCAAATACTTCTTCTTGGATCATGCGTCTGTTGCTTTCAATCAAGTTAGCAGCATCAGCATATACACTGTTGACTACACCACCACTAGGATTAAGAATAGATCCTTTTGCAATGTACTTAACAAAACCAGTTGGTTCTAGTGATGCATTGAAGAACTCATCTGTGCCAGGTGCTGGATCTAACTTAACATATAATTTGTCATCAGACTTAGCACCTAATCTATAACCATCAATTGTTGCTGCTGGTCTGACTAATGGATCTACAATATCTTCGTTGCCGAGGAATAATTTAGTATAGTTCTGTGATGTAGATAATGTTCCTTGTATATCAATAGTATAATAGGAAATCTTTTTAGTGCTGGCAGTATTATCAACAACTGTCTTAGGAGGAATAATATCTGTGATGAATCCACCCTTATCTTGGTTGAATGCAAATCCTTTGAAACCAATAGCATGTAAGGATGTGTTACCAAAGTTAGAGTTAGAGTTGGTGATTGACATGTCACCACCTGACTCCATCAAGAAGTGATCAGCAAAACCAACAGCAAAGATACTAACACACTGAATGAATGAATCTTCAGATGCTCTAACGTGGAAGTTTCTCCACTCATCTTTATAGTATGCGTCACCTTTTGTATGATATGGAACTGTAGCAAATGCGTCTACAAGTGATGCTTGGTTCCATGTGTTTGTATACTCGTCGTATCTAATGAATGCTCTATCATCTTTCTGTAGAGATACACCAGTGTACTGAGCGATAACCATTGATTTGAAACCAGTGGCTTTCAAACCATTTGCCCAGATACCACAAATACCCCATGTAGATCTGATTGATACGTTAAAGACATATGGTGATGCAGATTCAACTGAGTCAACTTCTGCTAATGCCTGTGCATTCTGTCCAAGTGCTGGTGTTGTGTCAACACTTACAGTCTGTCCAGACACAATATTACTACCAATTCCACTTGTTACAAATGGAACTAGATATTTAAATTTACGGGCGTCGTTCTGATCAATCTCTTTGATCTCGAAGATACCTTCTAATACGTCATCAATTTCTGTGTTTGCAATAGCAACAAACTGTCCTTGGAAATATCCATGGTCAACTTTAGTTGTTACTGTTACTTCTGTAGTAGATGCAGGAATACTAGGATCAGTTGTAGCATCAGTAAGAGTCAAACTCTCAATAATTCTAGAGTCAGATAGAGGACCTACAATTCTGTTTTCTTGTACTCTTGTATCAAATTCGCCAGGATCATCAATAGTTGGTTGATATGCAGAGAATGCCTTAGCAATTTTTCTGTAGAATAGATTTAACTCATCTGTATCTGCATATTCAAATACTGTTAGTTTGTGGTGAGAATAGTTAGGTGCTGCTAATCTAGTAAAGTCAGATGGATCGTAGTAAACTTTACCAGTTCCAGCTGCAGCATCATATAGAGGAGATTCAGATGTTGTTTGACCATCTTTAAGAGTAAACTGCCAGAAATAACAACCACCAGTTACATTGAACATAGCAGTACGAGGAATCTCTCTTTCTGTTACAGCAGGATCAGGAACATAAAGAGGTCTTACAACAGTTCTTCTTAAATCATAACCAACGAGTGATGAACCACGAGGAATAATGGCACCACCTTCAGTGTTATTAAACTTATAGTATACGTTATCAGAATTAGATAAATCTAGGATGCTGTCATCTGTCCAAGCATTGTTTGCTTGATCAAAACCAAATATATCAACGCCACTTGTGTCTACTAAACCAGGTCTATTATCAATATAATGGATGCCAGGCATCAACATTATAGTGAATTGGTCGAACCTATCATTTCCAAATCCTGGTAGATATGAATACCTAGCAATTTCTAAAAATGCTCTCTGTATGCTTTTAAATGGTACAACTGGTGAATTACCTCTGTTAGATAATGCATCGGTTGCATTAAAATCATCAGGCGAAACATAAAGATACTTACCAGTCTTACTGCTGATAAGGTTATCCAAACGTGATAATGGCATGATTACTCTCTGATCCTGTAGTTAAAACTTTCCTCGTGATTTATTTATACACGCAAAACCCCCAGTTTTGCTGAGGGTTCTAAGATATGGTATAGGTTAGATTTGAACCTTATGTAATTACGATTAATTCTGGTAGTTGTACGTATCCATGATCCAATAATCTATGGCAGTTTGCACATAGAGGAGCACACTTATCTATCTCTTCTTTTAATGCAGTATAACTTGATATACACATCAACTTAGATATACTTGATGCTTTCTCTGACTGATCTATATGATATAGATCCATAACTTCTACGGGATAATCTTTATTGCAAATGACACACGGGTGTGATTTAGCATCATCAACCATTTGTTTCCTTCTTTTTGCACCGACTTGATTTACTTTTTTTGTCTTGGAATTTTTTCTTGCCCACTCCCGTTGATATTTTCGATTTTCCTCTTTGTCTTTGATAGGCATGTTACTGTCTCACAAACTTAAACGCACCGTAGTCAGAACCCCATACCTTAGTACGACTCTCTGCATGTAATCCTTTATCTGTTACCTGATACTCTGTCTCACTCAACATAACTTCATTCTGAACATATGTTTTTATACCATTCCATGTTACCCAACACTCACAGGTAGATGTTCCACCAAAAAATATTTTATTACCTGTCTTTCTCATGATGACATCACACCCTTCACGATATTTTAATATATCATCAGTAATTTTATCTATATTCTTACACTCTGCGAATTGTAGAGGATTTATAATCTCATAATTCTTCAGACGATATTCTTCATTTTCTTGTACAACATCAATTACGAACTGTCTGTAGGGTCTGTTCAAAAGATAGTTGTATGCTTGCTCCCCATAAATGCGATTCCCACCAATTAAACGATGAGAGACACGTATATGTGCATAACGAGTAGGGTGGGATTGTGCTTGTCTTTTATTGGCAAACGTTCCCACTAACAATTCAGTAAATTCATTCATTCGGGTAAAATTTCTCGATTAAGAAGATCTAATTCAAATAAAACTGGATGACATTCTTCTTCCATCAGGTAGTCACCCCATCTCAAAATATCTTCTAATGTATACTCTGGATTAATAGCACATTCTGTAAGAATCCACTTGTCTTGCTTCTGATAATTTTCTAAACCATCAAATGCAAAGGGTATATCATTAATAAAATACATTCTAACAGGTTCACTGTCTACAAATACATGTCTTTTGCCGATTGGGTATTTCATAATATTCTACATAACACTCATGTTTTTGTCAAGTCTTAAGAAACATCTCGTGTAAAGTTTCTTTTAGTGTTCCAATATGGTCTTTGCCTATTGTAACTTGTGGGTATTTAGCGTCTCCACCAAATTCCATTTCAAACTCTGTCTGAGTGAAGTCTTCTCCTAGCACATACTCGTGGAAACTATGTCCTTGACTTCGCAAAAGTGAAACTGCACGTTCACACTCTTGATTTCCATTAGAATAAACGACTGACTGTTGCATGGTTGATTGTAAGTCCTATAATATATGTATTTTTAGCAATCTTTAGACATATCCTCTGCCATATTTCCACCAATCTCTGCACCTTGGTTACCACCAAACATTGCTACCCATCCTGCTGCTACCCATCCTACGAATGGTATAGTGCTAAGAGTAGGTGCTGCTGCTGCACCAACGCTAGTGCCTACAAGTCTTCCAGTTCCTTCTGCTGATCCTATTGCTTTTATACATGCTTCACTTTGTCTAGCAGCAACTATCTCTGCTGTCTGCCCTGCTGTCAAACCAGGTTTCTGATCTAACCATGATCTAGTATTAGATACTGCACCACCTTGGTTGGTCTTACCATCCATAAAGTATTCTTCAGCAACCTTAGTTGTGTTAGTTGCAAGTCCCAAGAACCCTGCCTTCTCTTTAATATCTTTAGTAATATATGCTGTTGCAGGATCATTTGCTCTGTAAGCAACTTTATACCCATCCTCTGTTACCTCTGCCTGATAAGTTGTATAGTCACCTACAGGTAATTTTAAATCTGGTAATTTACTTTGTTGTCTAGTTGACAGGACACCTATCATAGCTATATGTGATACACCTACGAGAGTTCCTAAACTAATTCCAATCCACTTATTCATTTGTCTTCATTTACTCACCTAAAGTATGTATAACAGGTTTTTCGTTCTTTAAAATGTTATACAATTCCATATTCTCTGCAGTAGATACTGGATAGAACTCAGCACTGGGATCAAACCCATCGTATCTCTTTGCCTGATTAATTACTATTGATCCATTCTCTCCTGATGTAGACCTATGGAACGTGCCACGAGGTATTATTAATGCACCACTATGTCTATTAAGATGCACTATATGGTATTGATATCTCCAATCTCTATTGACTAACTCAAAAGTTCTCTCACCTGATAATACTCTATTACAGTCATCTTGAAAACTATGGATATAGAACTGTTTACCTCCCACGCAGTCAGGTGGAGGTGATATGGCAGGACCTGTGTGTACCACAAGATCACTAGCATTTGATTCTTCTACAGATATATCATAAAATATTACATCATCTGTTTCACGAAACACACGGTGTCTCTTAAAATGTATGTCACTCATATCATTGTCATTGCATGTTGTAATTCTCTTGCGTGTTCTAATTCATCTGATGCTATTTCTTGTATTTTAGCATCTTCTGGGTGATATGCACCATACTTAACATAAGTTTCATATGCATGCTTTTCAATCTTCATGTTGATGTCGTAAGCGTCCATAGGATCAACGAGATAGTAAACAACCATGATCCAATAATAAAGTAGAACAAGATGTTTGGCAAAAAACCTGTCGATCCAATGCTTATTGCCTTCCCTAAGTTCCATTTCCTCCAGATGCTCTGTTTCATTTAATGCTTGGTAAAAATGTTCCTTCATTAAGTATACATGTTCTTCACCTCGAAGTCCAAGACTTTCACGAAAATGTAACACACTGATAAAAGCAAAGTAAGGTGCTCTGGCAATCACTTCAAGAACCCAGAACCTCTGAAAATCTCTACCTCTGTAGAGGAAGTCTAAGATATAGATTGTAGTATCTAAGACGAATGTGTTTATTTGTTTCATATAGGTATTTATACTGAGAACAACGCTTTCATAACAAAATCTTTAGATAGATCAGGTTCCCCAAACATATCCATTTGTATTATATCAGCATTTACCTCGATGTCATCCTTATTCTTACGAGAATGTAACCAATAGCACGTACCATCCTCTCTTATATAAAAGTAACTGGTGTTGTGTGAGTCAAGACAAAAGACAGCATACAAATAAGGGTATTCCCTCTTAGCATTTGGATCTGGTTTACATGACTTACCCATGCTTCCATACATGGGTTCTTTACCACTACCATGAGCAGGGGGTATGTCTCTCATGACATGCCAATCATATCCTGTCATTTAATCAAAACCACCTCCATGGTAACATTGACATACCTACCATATTTAACAATGGTTCAAATGCTAGTGCAATTAATGTAAACATTAAAACCTCTATAAAAAGTCGTTGTCTTGGTGAGAACTTTGACTTCCATTTTTCAACTTTCTCCCCTACCTTCTCACAACGTCTCAACAAACCTGTCTTCTTTAGAATTAGTGTTGCCCACCACTGTGGATCTACTAAGTTTCCCAAGGTCTCTATTGTAAATTTACAATATGCTTTTATAAGTTTAATCAATCACGTTGTCTCCAATCATCTGATCGTTCTTGATGAAACCAGTCTACCACATCTTCTGGTTTAAAGAAACCCCTACGGTGATTACTTGAATCGGGGTCTCCAATATTCAAGTGATTAAGAAAAGACTCGTCTGGATTTACACTCATCCGACGAGCCTTTGATAGCATACCTCTCGCTGAGGTGTTTGCTTTAGATAATTTTTGTGCCCATATCATATCCTCCATACTTACATCTGTTCCCGCTGCGATTGCTTTACAGATACCCTCTAACCGAAGGCGATATTGTGTAGATAACATTTACTAATATTAAGTATTAACTAATATTATGTAGTCATGTCAATGGTTTACAATATATTACTTGAGGATATCCGTACAAACCTTGCGACATATATTATCTGTACAATCTATCATACAGGAAAAGTATTCGTCGATCAGTTCGTCTTGAGTGGGATTGTGTGCGTCATGGTGAATCCATTCTGCCATTTGATTGCTTGACAATCGCATTGTTCGTCCTCCATTAAGTCTACTTTATGTAGGATCCCTGACATATGGGTACTTAACCCTTAGTTGCGAACATGGTATTGATAAAGACGTTCCACAATCCTCTAGCACTGCTGCCCTCTAACTCATCAAACATATACATGTTCAATCTGAAAGCAAAGTTTGCTTCAGTGATAGCGGTGTTCTGCTGTGCTGTGGTGAGAGGTAACGTGTTGAGTGTCTCTCTATACTTTGCCTTGTATGCTTTCTTGTCTTCGATGTCAAACTTATAGAAGGCAAGACCCTTCTCATCTAACTTCAATGCTTTCTCTGCTATGGTCTTCAGTATCTGACCACCAGACAGGTCACCTAGGTAACGTGTGTAGTGGTGTCCTACTAACTCTTCCATGTTACAGTGTAAGATACGATCAATGTATGTCTTACAAGCATCACTTGGATCTACATCGAGGAACCAACTGCCACCATAGAAATACGCTAGGTCTTTCTCTAGTGCGGGTACTCTCTTGAGTTCTGTCATCTTAGCAAGAGGTGCGATGATAGGATCATCTGAGTTCCTATCAATCTGTTCCTCTAGTGCTCTGTATACAAAGTAAAAGTTAGCAACGAGTGTCCTGTAGTTTTCTTCTTCAACTACACCACCCAAGAACTTCTTGACAAATGAAGTGCTCTCTGCCATGGAGTGTGACTCCTTGGTTCCGAGTTTCATTTCCTTAGCGAATCCTTCAATCATTTAAGGTCAGCGGGTACAATTTTCAATGGCATCTGTTCAATCTTAATTGTCTGAACGTTTCCACCACTAGATCCTTCATCTTTCTTCTTAGAAGACTTGCCCGCTTGCACTCCGAAGGTAGCTAAAGTTCCTGTGAAGACCGAAGCTATGAAAGTTGGATCAATCTTTTGTTCCTGTACATAACCAGGTATCTCAACGTAGTTCAACGTCAAAATTCCTGCCGACCAGGTGAGTACCGCAAGTCTGACGATGGTAGATAGGAATGCTAGTTGCTCTTCCTTATCCTCAGCATGCTCTTTTAGTTTGCCAAAGAGACCTTTCTTCTCTTCCTTCTTTACTTCTGCCATATATCCTCCTAGAATGGTAACGCAGGTCCTGTGATGTCAGGCATAAGTTCTGTTATGCCACCACCTATGTCAGGTATGACAGATTCCATTACTTTACTCTTGACGTTCTCGATGATAGCATCCTTTCTTATGAATACATATCCACCGAGTCCTACTACTCCAAGTGCTACAACACCTGAGAAGATAGCAATTCCGTTAATAATTTTTTGCATAATACTTAAGTCAGTCTATTATATAGTCTCGAAAAATCATAGGGGTAAAAAAATACCCAGAATTTTTTTTCCACTTTTTTGGTAATCAAAAAGTCAATTTAGATTATAGCGTGTCTTACAAAATTTTACAACACCTTCGACACCATCGTGTGACTCTACCCACATGTCAGCACAGTCGTACGTCTGCCTTGGTGTCTGGTTGGGGAACGATGCCATCAGTTTCTTTAACACATTCTGACGGAGAAACATTTTAGAGGGAGTCCAGTCTTTCATCTTACTACCATGTCTGATTCGTTAAATTGTGATCTAGGTGGTGGGATCAGAGGTTGATACCTACCTTTAGGTACATAAGTTAGTACCTCTATCAGTAAACCGATACCCGCAGCAGCATCCTTGTTTGTTTCTGCCATCTTACGATAGCCTGTACCTACGTACAGTTGTCCTGCGAAGACAGATAATGTAGCAGCACCCCAGAAGATATAATACCATCTGGATTTGAGTTGGTGCCTCACCTTCTCACTTTTTCTCATAATCTAGGGAGTTTTTCCATCACTTGTTGTGTAATGTCATCAATAATGTTGACATCTATGTCCATAAAAGGTGGTATAATGCCTAGGATTCTAAGCAGTCCATCAATAAACAATGCTAGTACAGTGAACCCCAGTATCATTGAGATAACTGTTGCGTCTCTGTTGTGCTTTGCCATTGAAGTTTCATCAATAGCTCTCGCTTCTGCTACCGCAGCAACGATAAGAGCGTTGACCTCTTCCTTTGTATAAGTATCTCTTTGAGACTTGTACGCATCAGATAAAGGTAAGTTCTGTATGATTTGGTTAACCATTCTATTATAGGATGTAGTTTAGTGTACACTACCTATAACATTATGTCAAGTACATTGCTGTCCTTGCTCCGACGATACTCGGCCAGTCTTCAGCAATCGCTGCGTTGACATATGTCATGTGAGTAGTAGCAAGGGATGTCTCACCTCTATCGGTGAGTTGCTTTTGAATGACGGTGTACTTACCGCCTCCCTTTATTGTATCGTATTTAGATAGGTCTGTGTCGGAAAATGATTCTGATTCGCTTTTCCACACAGGAAGTGTGAACCCTTCGGGTTCCTCATAGATATATCCTTCTCGTATTACATAACTATTTTGCCACAGTTTATACTTACCATCGAAGTCTGTGATCATCTGTTGTACCTTGTTCCACATCTTGACTGGTTCCTGTATGAACATCAACTCAGGTGAGTATGTAGCAACAGATACTACCTTGTAGTCAGGGAAGACCAGACTCTTCTGTCCTTCACCCGCAGGAACTAGGAAACTCTTGAACCATTTGTTCACCACTGTGCCCCTCATGTCTTGATAGAACACACAGTCACCATTCATTACGACAGTAGGTTGTGTAGAACGACGGAGTATCTCTTCATAGATAGACCCCATGTCCTTGAAGGCACCAAGATGTCGTGAGTAGATAGCATCGTTATCTACACACCATTTCTTTACGAATGTCGACTGGTCACCGTTCCTAGCAGTGTCATGTACTGTAGGTTTGATGCCAGGAAATCCAGTAGCAAATGTCTTGAGTGATGTGACACCAGTAGCAACCTCACTGGTACTATTAGTGTCAACAACTATATGTACGTTCCACATGGCAAGAGTTTTATTTTTATTTATGCTCCGTCATCGTGATCCCACAGATGTCTCATGTCCTCTGGGTTTTGAGGTACCATGATCACCTTAGAACCATCCGTTTTAGAAAGTAGGATTGGTTCTCCGTTCTCTACCCTGTCTAGGTAGAGTTTCTCATTCAATTTAAGTTCCTTCTCTGTGATCTCAATCATTTTTTGTTGGTGCGTACGTTCCATCCGAGATTCTCGAACTGGTAAAAAACTACTTTCAGGTTGACCCACTTAGCATAGTGAACTCCACGATAGCATAGCATCGCGAATACCTTATCTGGATCGTGCTTTGAGGGGTCATACTCAGGTAAGTTATAACCCTCCCACCTGATTTTCAACATTGTCTTTACCTATTGTAACAATACTATTTATTGTTAGGAAGTCTTGACAATACTGTATCAAGTATAACATAAAAAAAGACCCCTGTAAAGGGGTCTGTAAGTTCCGATTGTAGATATCGCACGAAAGATATCGTTACTATTTAGAATGTGTACTTAGCACCAACTTTAACACCGTATGCATTGTCAGCAGTCTCGTCTGTAAGAAGAGAGATTTCACCGTAAGCACCGATTGA